TTTCGAATATGCGCTGAACGCTTCATGTTTATTTGGTGATTGGGACAGTCCTTTTAATTTTTTCAATTTGGCAAAGACACCCATTGTGATATTTCCATATAAGAATTCAAACAATTCCGGAGTATTTTCCATCACCCTAACCTCTTCATGTGTCATGTGGCCAACTTGCTCATTCAATTGTTGTCTTGATTCTTCCTTTTTCATGTCAATCCCATGTCCCATGAATTCATATAACCAATTCAAAATCGGGGTATATACAGATGGTATAAATTCGGTTGATGAAAGTATTTGACCCTCAGATAATCCTTGACGCTTACCATCTTCCAATAATACTTGCCTGCGTTTGGTCCCCTCAATAATTGCATCTCTATTATTTTTAAAATGTTCATCCGCAAGATTATTAATTTTTTGCTTGTCTCGTTTGACAGCTTCTGTTTTTGCTTTTAATCTATCAGGGTTAAAACCTGCTTGGTGTAATAATGTTGTTAAATCGCCCATATTATATTCCTTTATTGTCCTTTAGAATATCTGTATATTCCTTTATTTTTCCTAAAGGTCAAATTGTCCTTTAGAATGTCCTTTATAGTATATATAAATATGGTAAAAGTAAAAAAAGTACTCCCACTTGGAATCGAACCAAGTTCTACGGGTTAAAGGCCCGTTGCTTCGCCACTAAAGCTTTAGGAGCATGTTGTGTAGCCCTACCCGAAGTCGAATCGAGATTTTTACCTTGAGAGGGTAACGACATACCATTAGTCCATAGGGCCATTAATCGTTTTTAATCTACCATTGTTGCATTGTTTACAAAGCATGTCGTTTTTATATGCAATCACATACGGCGTTTCTTTCCGACACCCATCACATAATTTTGTTAAATCATGTTGTCGGTCGTATAAAAATTTAGAAAACGAACGATAGCGGCTGTCGTGTTTCCAAGCAGACCACCTTTCCCATGTACGACGGTATTCATCTTCTAAATCAAAATACATTATTTACTCCTTAAATGACTAGCATTACGTGTGGATAACATATTGTATTTCTTTATGTTACACCTTAAAATGACTAGCATTATGACTAGCATTATGAATAGTATTAATCTCCTGTAAGCGGGGTTCTGTCATTTAAACTTGCCATTGACCTATTTGCATCAACCTTGCTATCATAGAATTGCTCACCTTCTAAGCTATTTTGAATTACATCCTCACCAGTACGAACGACGGTTAAGTCTCCTGAGTTAAGCAATGATGACCCGACTTTCCTCTCCGTAGAGCGACAAGTCAGAGATTAAAGCGGAAATTGAGGGAATCGAACCCACAGACCGAATAAACGGCCCACGCCTTTCCAAGACGCTTGACGTACCAGTGTCGAAATTTCCATTGTTCGGTTAAACCATACAATCGTGCGGTTAAACCATACAGCGGAAGCACTCAGAGTCGAACTGAGAACTCGGATTTCCCGAGCCACACCTTAGCAGGGTGCTTGACGTGCCTATGTCGATACTTCCATAGCGGAAAATAGATGAATTGAACACCCGTCCGTAAGGACGCCCACGGGTTCGAGCCGTGTTGCCGACCATTTAGCGGTACTTTCCAGATTTAAAATTTCATTTTGCGACCTTTTTTTCAGCCACCATATAACCACATATTTACATCATCTTTAGGAACTCGTTTACATTCTTTCAATGTGGGATTGTATATCCAACATGTTCCATATTGAGAATTTTTTTCGCCAACGTGATTTTTACGCAATTTGTGTGTTCGTGACATTTTTTGTTTGGTTTCCGTACTGTGGTTTCGACCAACAAAGGTTGCATTATCAAAATCAGATAGTCGCTGTCCTTCTTTGATTTTTTTGGACATCATCATTTTAAACTCATCGTCCAACATCAATTCAGCTAAAATGGCTCTCGCTTCCTGCATAATTTTAAATTTCAGCTCCTCATTGTTGTTAATGTCATTTCATCCACCTTGACCACCCAATTTAATATTATATGTGTCCAACCGTGCTACAAAAGCGTCATCTACAATGTCGGCTTCCAATTTATCCATTTCACTAATCGAGCCACATTCAAATAAAATTTCTCGTTTGAATTTATCCTTGCCATATTTTTCAATTGCATGTTTAAGATTTGTTCCCGAACCTAAATATCCATCATCTACAGTTTCAGTTTGATGCTTGCCAATGTAGATTTTATCGTTGATTAAATTCGTAGTTTTATAAATTATATATTTCATGATGTGTCTCTCCTTTTATATAAATATAAAACAATTCAAAAATAGTTCGAATTAGTTCAAATTAAATACGAACTTTGGAGGAAGTGGAGAGATTCGAACTCTCGGACGCCCGAAGACGCCTCTGGTTTTCAAGACCAGTGCAATAGACCGCTCTGCCACACTTCCGTGGTGCCACAACTTAGTCTCATGTTCGTTGCGACAAATCCAGTTTGCACCTAATGTGAGTCTGGACACTGAGCCGTGTGTCGGAATCGAACCGACGTACTCCGGATTTGCAGTCCGACGCCTATTGCCACTCAGCCAACACGGCATAATTTTGGGGTGAACGAGCAGATTTGAACTGCCACTAAGAGAGTCACAATCTCTCGTGCTAACCAATTACACTACGTCCACCATGTATGTACTCTCGACAGGACTTGAACCTGCAACCTTCTGGGTCGAAACCAGAGGCTCATCCAGTTGAGCTTCGAGAGCATTTATTAAGGAAGATATTTTCTCCTAAAGGGGAAGATATTTTACCTTAACTACATATTTTGGGAAGATATTTTCTCCTAAGATTAAAAAAGGGAAGATATTTTCTCCTAAAAATATTGTGTACGGGATAGAGGATTCGAACCACTATCTTCTGGATGTAACCCAGATGTTCTACCATTGAACTAATCCCGCATAGACATAGGGAATAGATGACCATATCAAACTATTCTTCGTTTCGCACCCAGTACTTTAAATGCGGCAACCCTATTGTTTGTAGACCCGAGCAGACTTGAACTGCCACCACTTGCATATCAGGCAAGCATTCTACCGTTAAACTACGGGTCGATGTACGCAGTGATGGAGTTTCACCAACATCCCTCGGGTATAAGCCAAGATTCTTGTTGAACTAACTGCGTGTGGAGCCAGTCGGACTCGAACCGACAATACCGCCTTGCAAGGGCAGGGGTTTCCCAATTAGCCTATGGCCCCAGATGTAATTTTCAAAGTTTTTTAGTTGCCATACTTGTCAGAGAGCATTGTTGGTTAAATGCGGGTCTGAGTTGCCCCTAAGTCATATCAAATTACGAAAGTTGGACTAGCGTGGAACACACGAGAATCGAACTCGCCACAGTCTGGTTGCAAACCAGTCTCGCCCCCTTGGTACATGGTGCCCCATTTATCTTTTTAAAATTTGTATTGTATCACCTACAAAATATTCAGTTTCAGATTGTATCCAAAACGTATCAGGTGAAGCAACTTCATATGCATATAATACAGTTGGTTTTTTAGTACTGTGCTCATGAATTAACCCGCTCCGTTTTTCTAAAACTATTGCGGATTGTGTTGCGCATGATATCAACATCATACTTATCAAAATTATTGCGAAATATTTCATACATTTCCTTTAAAGTTATACATAGTTATACATAGTTATACACCCTTGACCGTATAAGTTAGTATAAGTTGGTCGCACTAGAAGGACTTGAACCTTCGAACAATCGGATATGAGCCGATGCTTACTCCCTGGCTTAGTGCGTTTTACTTGGACACTTGGACATCAAAACTGTCCAAGTATATTGTACGAAAGGAAGGATTCGAACCTTCGGTCTTCGGTATGTCGAACCGATGATTTACCGCTAATCTACTCTCGCATCTATGGTGTTGCGCAACACCATTTGACATTGTGTTAATACATTAATCCCACGCTTACCATTGTACAAATGGCTGTCTCGGTTCCTGATTTCGAACTATGTACACTTGTTCAGTGAATAAGTTTTTTACCGCTTTATTCTCAGGGTGGGCAAACCTGTACTGTGCCGTCATGCTGACTGTTTAACACCCCTATGAGGCTCTGAACCTCAATGTTAGGAACAAAAGTTCCTATAGTAGCGGGAAGTGGATTCGAACCACCGACCTCTTGGATATGAACCAAGTGAACAACCACCGCTCTCCCCCGCAAGTCACTCTACGGGGAATTGAACCCCGCTCTCCGCCTTGAAAGGGCGGTGACATAAACCGATAGTCCATAGAGTGTAGTTTTGTTTTTTACAGAAACATCGGGAAAACTGATATTTTGATTATCCTCTTACCACGTCATAATCAATAGAATATTGTGCTGGAAACTGAACACGGTCTGATAAATATATCCACGCAACAACATCTTCCCAATCAAGTTCATAATCACCTTCATGGAGTGTGTTACAACTGAACCCATTCTCATCATATTCGATTGTTAGTTCCTGAAAATGTGGGTACTGCATATCGGGAATTTCACCATCAGGGTCAGGCATACCCGTAGTCGTTTCCATTATAAGTAAATAATAGCCATTATCAACAGGTAAAGCATCTTTTACGCCCGTCCATTCTATATAACCAGTTTTCATAATCTAAATCCTTTTTGTTTGTTTTTGTTTGTGCCACTGGGTGGACTCGAACCACCATCGCCAGGTACTTCACACCTGCGCTCTACCAATTGGAGCTACAGTGACGTGGGATAATTTTTAAATTTACGGGAGACTAACTCCGAAGGTTGTGAAAATTATCAAAAAGAACCTGTCTCGTCCCGCCCGATGGAATTGAACCACCACAGCCGAAAGGCGTCGGTTTTACAGACCGGTGAACTCAACCAATGTTCAGGAGCGGGATGTGTGCCCCAAGGAGGATTTGAACCTCACGGTGTCAATTAGCTTTCCTATAATTCGCCGGTTGACCAGTACGCCAATGTACCTTTGGGACTTGGTGGGTAGTAAAGGATTCGAACCTATATCTGAGGGGCTACAACCCTGCGTGTTACCGTTAACACTAACTACCCAATCGTCAAGTTACGTTCCAAAAGGAAGAGGCTTTACTTGACTATGCGGAACCAACGGGAATCGAACCCGCTTAAGTGGATTGACAGTCCACCGTCCATAACCAACCGACCCTAGCTCCGTGTATTAAATGAACCTTTTGTAGACCGAGCGGGAGTCGAACCCACATGGTCCGAAGACCGGCAGATTTTAAGTCTGCTGTGTATACCGTTCCACCACCGGTCCATTTAATGTAGCTCAAGAGAGATTCGAACTCTCACACCAATTACGATACTGGATTTTGAATCCAGCGTGTCTACCGTTCCACCATTGAGCCATGTGTCATTGCGGGACTCGAACCCGTATCTCGCTTATTTGCACGTATTATTCCAGTTATTACGACCGCCCCTTTGACAGGGCAGGGTGGACTCGAACCACCATTTTGCTTGAGTGCGATGTTTTGCCGATTAAACTATCAGACATTTTTAGTAGCAGTAATGGGAATCGAACCCATTGCCTCTCACGCATGCAGGTGAGTGAGCTTTAAATCAAATGTTGTTAACTACATCCGTCCGTTCATGACCTTCAGGTTGCCAAATACAACATCTTAGAGATTTTCCAATGCTCTATACTGCGAGTTAGTTGTGCGACATAAGGGATTCGAACCCTTACCAACTGGGTGGAAGCCAGTCATGCTAAGACGTTTATAGTCAAACCGTTAAACACCAATGTCGCATGTGCTTACATCAGGATTTGAATCTGAATTTCCGAACCTATTAAGCAGGCCAAGCCTGCGGACGGCGTGTTACTGGTTTACACCATGTAAGCGTTGTCGAGAGCATGGGAATTGAACCCACCGCTCCAGGTTTCCAAAACCCAGAAGACTCCTTGCCTTACTCTCGTTTGTACTCCCGCCGAGAATCGAACTCAGTTCAATGGATTAAAAGTCCACTGCTTCGCCAGCAAAGCTTCAGGAGCAAAATGTAGCACCACGGGGCATCGAACCCTGTTCTCCGGCTTGAAAGGCCAGTATCCTATTCCTCTTAGACGATGGTGCCATGAATTATTGTGGAACGAAATGGACTTTAACCACTATCTCCCACCCTCACGGCAGGCACTTTTTAATCGAATTAAGCTATCGCTCCTGATGCAGAATTTTTGTTAGGGCAAAATATCTGCTAAAACCTATAAGTGGAGTGCGAAGGATTTGAACCTACAACCTTTCCCTTTGACGGGAGTGCTCCTATCTCTATTGAGCTACCACTCCAATGGAGATTTTTTTATTTCGCCGGTGTGAATCTCTTAAACAACCGCAATGTGTGGGCCTCGATGGATATGAACCACCATCTTCTTCCGGTGAAGGAAGATATCCTATCTTAGACGACAGGCCCAGTTGCAATTTTTTGTTTTCGCCATTCGGAGCTACTTATAGAAATTGCATAAACTACAGCGGGACTGAAGGAAATTGAATCCTCATCTTCCGGCTTGACAAGCCGGTGTTTTACCGATTAAACTACAGCCCCATATAAACTCATGTGATTTACCAAATCACTTTAAAACCTTTGCGTCAGTCTTACCAAGCGTAGAGCAGACACTTCAATACTGTTAGCTCCGCCTCGAACAGTATCCCAAGAGATTGGGTTGGCTCTCGTTTCCTGAGAGACATTATTCTTACCAAATGTCCATAAGCTATTCGATTCGGTTTAAGTCAGAACCAACAAGCGACTAAGTTACTTCTCCAAGGGTGGATTACCACCATCAGTTTTTAAAAATGTTATCTACACACTCGCTTTGGAAAATCAGAATTGCTTCCTTAATCTACTTACGAAATACCTGCTTCATTGCGTAAAATGATTGCCACTACCTCGATAACAAATTTTATGCAAGTGGGGTCTCGAATACCCACTTCTCCACCTGAAAGGGTGGCGACCTCCAATAGTCCATTGCATAAGTGGGTAGAAAAGGTTTTGCACCAATAATGACCGAGTGTTTACTGTAAGCAAGCTCGGGGTTTTTCTACTTAAACTATCTACCCTTTTTAAATATGTCAAAAATCTTTTCTTACATAACTAATATACAACATGAAATTTCATTATGCAAGTACTAAATTAAATTATTTTGCTCCGCCGGAAGGAATCGAACCTACATTACCCTGTTTAACAAACAGACGCTTTACCAATTAGCTACGGCGGATTGTAGATACTGGATGCTACTACCATCCGAATATGTTTTTATTTGTATCATGCTCACAGGGTAGGATTCGAACCTACGTTGGAACTCTCGTTCAACAGATTAACAGTCTGCCACCATCGGCCGCTCGGTCACCTGTGATTTTATTCAATTTCTTATTGTATTGTCACTGACATGAGCCTCCATCCGGTATCGAACCGGCTTCCCCTGCTTACAAGGCAGGACATCATCCAGTAAATGTTTTAGAGGCATATAGGAGAGGTTTGAATCTCACAGTTGGTTTGGGGGAATGTGGATTCTCTTTTTAATCACCATGAAACGGACGGTTTCCGCCAATGGTTCCTCTCAAGTCGGGATAGTAGGATTTGAACCTACAATTTCTTGCTCCCAAAGCAAGCGTGATACCTGATTACACTATATCCCGAGATATGCCGCACCGAAGCACGGCATTTTATATTTAAAATAATCACACAGGATACCCCGTAGTAATCATTTGTTTACTTTTTTACTTTCCCAAATTTTCAAAGAACGTGAGTAATATATTCTTGATTACTCAAATGTCAAGAACTTTCTTAACATTTCTGCTGATTCACTAAGATTTGAACTTAGAATAATTGGCTCAGAACCAATCGTGTTACCATTACACTATGAATCAATGTAGCCTTGAGTGGATTCGAACCACCACTGTACTGGGTCTAAGCCAGCTTTCTCTACCGTTGGAATACAAGGCCATTTTAATTTCCAGCGGGTAGGAGTTGAACCTACACAGTTAGTAACATTTTTTCTGCACTGTAACAATTGAAATGTTACTGTGCAACTTTTATGTTACTATGTACTCTCGCAGGGATTCGAACCCCGAACTCAACGTCCGTAGCGTTGTGTGATAATCCATTTCACCACGAGAGCATATTTCAAAAAACATTGCGGGGATAAACAGAGTTGAACTGATTCTTTGAGGTTCAAAACCTCACGTGCGTGACCGTTACACTATATCCCTATTTGTCAAAAAAGCGTTTTAAATCTCTAACCAATATAATACTAAAATTTCAATTTGCAAGTAAAAAAAAAGCGAAAATGTAATTTATTATCGCCTTCATGTTTAGTATTTTGTTGTTGTTTTTGCTACTGCATGAAGGCTCTTTGATGTTGGGGTTCTGTGGCAAAAATTGAATAGACGGAATCACACACCAAATTTGGGCGTAAATTGCGTTTTGCACTTCCGAGTATCATTGTTCTTGTCGTCATCATTTTCCTCTTTACATTTAGATTCATATATACATAGCACCGAGTTTCGTTAAAATGCATTTTATTTTCAATTATTTTCAATTATTTTTAAGGTTTTAATTCATCCCTAATATGTGCCGTTGGAACCTTCTCAGTCAACTCAGCGATGGATTCCTCTAAGTTAATCGGCGGCTTTTTTTTCTTCTTTGGGACATCTTCTTCCAATCCCTCATGACCAGCCGGTCCAAAATCTTCTATCCAAGAACTGTCAAGCTCGGGTAAGTCATCACCATACATAGATTCTTTTTTCTTACGTTTGAATTTATCAAAAAATGACTTCTTAGGAAGACCGTTATCATCATTCCAATTTTCAAGCATGACCTTATTGGTTGCAATGACCAATACAATTGCAAGTGGGTCAAATACAAATATCAGAATGAATATAAAAAATTTAACTACATTGTCAACCGACGTATCAAATGCCTGTGCAATAAAAATCACCGGACCTACATCGGCACCGGTCTCAATCAATTCTACTTTCATATCAGAAATCTGTTGTTCAACCCTTGATAGTTTAACATTGATACTATCCATATTATCATTGGCTTTTTTAACGTCAATATCCAATGATTCCAATTCAGGTTTATACCGATTATATATTTTTGAACGCTGAAGTCTATCATAATACCGAGTAGTATCGGTTATTGTCATTGAAGCAATTTCTTCATTTCTATTTTCAATAGTGTTTTGTCGCTCCGACCGCAAAGACTCAACCGTAATATTAATTCTGTTACGGTCATCGTACACTCGTTCCTTGGTCTGTTCCAGCACCTGCATTTTTGATGTTATTTTATCAAGTCCAAGAGTGGCACCTTGATATGCATTTGATAGATATCCAAAAATTCCGCCGCTTGTGATTAATACAAGAATTACTAATGCCACCACCAAATAACTTTTGAAAGCGATATTAATTTTATTTCAATATCTATACAAAAATGACGCAGAAATTAGTTTACCAAATTCAAGACTCGATGCCATCACAATAATTTGTGTGGATGCACCGGCAAACAACTTTGACAGTCCGAAAACTGAAAAGAATGCCGCCGAGCCTGCAATCGAAAACGACGCAAGCATCATCAAGAATAAAAAGAAACGATTGTTTTTCATTATTTAATAGTCTTCTATCAATTGAATTAAATTCTCAAGATATTCCAATTCTATCCTTAGCTGTGCGATTAATTGTTCTAAAGCTGGATTTTCGTATTGAGCAACAAGTTCTATTACTCCGTCTAATATCCTTGACATTCTATCAATTTTGTATTGTAACTTATCAGTGTTCATGATATTTATTCCTTATGCGTTTGTTAAGTCAGCACGATTATATTCCAATAGTGCGATTAACGTTCTGTCATTTAAAGGGTTGCATAAATGCTTCTTTAGATTTTCACCATAAAATCCTAAGTGTTCAGTAAATTTAACATCCTTTAAAAATTCAATAAGATTTTCATCCACGTTAAATATACTTGGTTCATTCATAAAGTCCCTTTCATTATAGGTATAATTATCAAATTTCCCAAAAATGTCATTTAAAGTCCAGGTGGACTACCTCATAAATAGCCCACCTTGTGAACCTATTTAACTTATTGTAACCTTTTTTTTCTTGGGTTCTTCAGGGACTAATTTTGGAACCTTTATTTTGAGGACACCCAATGTGAATTCTGCTGAAATGTTATCCAAATCAAAGAACTCAGTTTCAAATGGACCAACCGACCTTGCGAATGATGACTGTCTTAATTCTTTATGAATCAACCACTCCTCATCCTCATCAATTTCATGTCGAGTTCCACTAATTTTAATCATATTATCTTCCACGTCAATATTCAAATCTTCCTTTTCCAATCCTGGAATCTCTGCAATAAGAATGATTTCACCATCCTTGTTATAGACATTCATTTTTGGATATGCAGACTTCGGTATTGATACCTTGAATTCCTTGTGGAAATCAGGAAATTGGTTTTTGATAATATCATCAAATACCTTATCAAATTGGTTTACAAATTCTGCTCTGTGATTTAAAATTGTACGTGGGTTTACTACAAGATGTTTCATAACGTTTTCTCCTACTTTTAAATTAGCCTACCGGCCTAATATTAGAACGCACCTCCTTTGGAGCATGTCGTTCCTCTATAATAAATAGCAGGCTATTTAGGAAAACGTTAAACTATTTTCAAAAATTCTAAAAAATCCTCAATTTAACTTCATTGGCAACTGGCACCATCGCCCCATTAAACTCTCCAAGTTCAATATCACCCAATATTTGAGAAGCCGTTGCACTTGTAATTGGGGATTTATAAGTCTTACCCTCAAATACAAATTGTCCGGTCCCCGATGTTGATATGTGCTTTAATATGATTTTCAATTCTTTGAACTCCATATATGCTGAATATGTTGGTGATAGCACCTTAGTCCTGCCGCACATCACCAAAAACTTTTCATAATTTGTCCATTGTTTTATGTCCATAACTCGTCCTTTCTAACTCTGAAATCCATCAAATGAATTTTCGTCTACTAAATCATCGTCTGGATTAACTGTCGCAACGTCTGTTTCATACTGTTGAATGTGTTTTTTAATAAAGTTTCTCTCACTTGCCGCTCCACCATCAGCATCGTATTGTGAAAATACTGCCGCTTCAAAAGCTTCACCAAACGAGAACCCGTCGTATATGAGTCCCGCAAGTCGTTTTGTTGTTCGTGTTGAAATGAATGATGATAATTTTCCTTGAGCACTTGCAACTTCATCTCGGGTCGCCAGCGCAGTTTCTGCAATATGTGCAATATCATCTATACTGAGATTTGGATATAACATTGTTAGCAATTGAACTTCCTGCTCATAATTCAAAATATCCATTTCTACATTTGTAAAGCGTTCCACCATCGCCCAGTCCATTTGTCGAGTGGATGTATATTCACTACCAATATTGGCAGTTGCAATAAATGTAACACCCTTGGCACGTTTGACCACCTTACCATCAGCACGCTCATCTAATCGGAGCATACCTTGAATTGGGTCAATGACCGGCATTACAATATTCCAAGCTTCAGGATTGGCACGTGATAATTCATCCAATCCAATGATAGCATTTTCAGTTTGGATTGCTTCAATAAATTCAGACTCAACAAAAAATGTACCCGTCTCGGTATTCAAATGAGAATTGCCAAGCAAGTATGATTTTGGGTCTTGGGTTGCACCCAAATTAAATGAGAAAAATGGTCTATTCATGGCAATGGGAAGAGCTTGCATCAATGATGTTTTTCCACATCCGGCGGGGCCGGTAACCATAATACATTCACCTCGTAAAATAGTTCGCACCGCAAATTTCCATTTTAATGGGTTGACAATAAGAGCATCAGGGATGCGGTCAATGCTATTTGCAATTTGAGTAATGACGGCATCGTTGGAATCGTCTTTGGTTACACTCTTAAATTTTGCAATCGGGACTTTAACCCACATGGTTTCATCACCATATACATTTCGTTCCAATGCTCTATTGTTGTCAAATGCAAGCTTCCTTGTATTCAAATCAATATCAGCCGTCCACTCTTCCCCAAAAATATCGGTGGCTATATAATCAGCACCC